AGCTGCAATCGCTCTTCGCGCAGCTCAAATATGAGCGATACGATCTTGCTGTACGCCTCATGCTCCTCACCGTCGCACGCAGAGAAGAAGTGTGTGCAGCATCTCTTGATGAGTTTGATCTCAAGCGCGCTGTGTGGACGATACCAGCTGAGCGTTGCAAAAACGGACGAGCGTTAGTTGTGCCTCTCGTGCCGGATGTCGTTGCGCTGCTGAAACCCTTTAGGGCGAGGACGGGTGCGCTATTCCATCCTGCATTGAGTAATTGGGACAGATGGCAGAAACGGATGTTCGCCTTAACCCATACTAACGGGTGGCAGCGTCACGACCTGAGACGCACGAGTGCTACCCTCTTGGGTGGGATGGGGGTGGCACCCCATATTGTGGAGATAGTGTTGGGGCACGCTGAGCCGCACTCACAACTTGCCGGGATATATAACCAGTCGCGTTACGAGCGGGAGCATCGTGATGCCCTTATGCAGTTAGCGGCGTATTACCGCAAGATAAGTACGTAATAATATCCATACTGTTACTTTACGTGCAGAGTATAAGCCCGTACACTTCTTGCGTTGGCGGTAATGAGGACGTGATGTCGGAAGAGAATATGGACTGGTCGAGAAATTGGGCGCGCGCCATGCGTGCGCAAGTTGAGCTGATATCCGAGATTGAGTTCTCAATGATGCTCGATGAGCCACTCTCAAAGGTCAAATGGTGGCGGTCTAATGGGGCGGGGCCAAAGTACGTCAAACTTGGACGCTCAATATACTACACCCTACCCGACATACGCGCATGGATAGCGGACAACACGCACCCCGCCTCTCACGAGGAGACGGAGGGTAAAGATGTCCCGATATTTGCTTCTTGATAAACTTCTCGCTTGTGTGGGCGCAGCTAAACATATCTGGGACAACTATGAGGATATCCAGAAAGTAATCCCAGACGGCCCGCCTGCCCCCGGTGCGTTCCCTGACTATGTGAGTGTGGGAGGTTCGTATGTCCTCATGTCGGACGGCAAAGTATGGCCGGTGGACAGCTGGCACGACGAGAACGGACATTGCGTCTCGCGTGAAGAAGCCAGCTTTGCAGCTGTGCAGTTTCCTGATGAGAAAATTGCATACTCTATTAGGTCGTATGACAAGCATTTTCACTAGGGCAGTAACCTACGCAGGTAACACCATGTCGGGGGTGAATCGTCCATATCGAGCGATGTTCGAAGCGCATGTGCGCATCATATTTGTTGAGGGTCAGAGCGCGCCGATCATTGAAGCGTCTGCAACGCGTTTCGGTGCAAACCAACAATTATCCATTGCAGATATTGTGAACGCTGCATCAAAACTTAAATCAGAGCTTAGACAATATGAGCGTTTTACGGGATACGTAAAACATAAACCATAGTGTTATGGACAACGTAAAATAATAAAAGAGAGAAATAAAAATGTCTCAACTTTGCGCTCAGAGCATACTCGCGCTTTGCACTAATACACTCCATCCAATGATTACGCCATTCGTAAAAGATAAGTGCGTTGTGAATGGAAAATCATACGGGTTATCTGCAGCAAGTTACGATGTGCGTATCGCGCATGATTTAACACTTGGGCCAAACCCTGTTTATCTTTTATCTGATTTGCTGCGCGCCAATCGCAATTATCATGTGCAGACAGTAATGGACTTATGGAAAACAAAACTTACAAACTTCCCCTCCCCTCATGCCCTCGCTCATACTGTTGAGGACTTTCATATTCCACCTGATGTTGTGGGTTACGTATGTGATAAAAGCACATATGCGCGCGTGTTCGTGTCGGCGTTCAATACGCTGTTTGATCCAGGCTTTAAGGGCAATGCTACGCTTGAGTTAGTGAACTTAGGAAGCGACATTATCCACATTAAAGCTGGCGATCCAATTTGTCAGTTCACTTTCCATTGGTTGGATGAAGCAACTGATCGTCCCTATGCAGGCAAGTATCAGCATCAAACAAAAGCTGCACACGGCCCGCGTGATGAGGTGCCATCTCAACATAAAAACACTTAATAAAAAATTAACAGGTGGGTCATGGACAAGTATGAAGAACTCATTAACAAACTCAATGCAGATGTTAGAGTTGTTCTCGACAAATACTATGGCACTAAAGGCTCACTCAAAACACTACAAAGACGTTATGATAAACGCGGTGAGGAGATAAAACTCCTCAAGCGCGAGATCAAAGATTTGAAACGTCAGCTTAGTTGGTTTGATGTAACTTAGCTCTTGCCGCCAGTTATTTGCGTAAGATCGCCAGTTGGGAGCGTCTTAAACGAGCGTCGTATCGCATCGAGCATAAGCACACCCTTTGCTTTTAGCTCTGGATCTTTGATGTGATCGAGCAACGCTATGCCCCGCCACGTCGCTTCAGCTCTTGCTGCAACTGGATCTAACGGCGGCTCATCGTATTCTGGCGTTTCGATGTCTGAAAAATCGTCGTCATCATCACGCATAGCCGTCTCCATTAAGTCCAAGCCAATGCAGAAAATCTACGTCGCGTCATTTCTGAGCGTTTCTGTCCTGACCGCATGATGCGTCCAGAGATTTGATCGTATTGCCCCCCGCCCGCTGCCAAACAAGCGTATTGCAGGGCGTCGGAGATATGTGAGTAGGCATTCTTGTCTGGGGTGGGTTTGCGCTGCCCTGTGCGTGTCTTACCAAAGCGATAGCCACCATCCAGTGCTCGAACAAGATTGGGGCATCTGGAGCCATCTATGATGATCCCAGGCTCACCCTGACGCGCTTCTAGGAGGAACTTCTCAACGGCTCTAATGCGCATCTCGATTTTGTTCGTTGGAGCGCGCATCGCTGAGAAGCCCTCGCGCTTCAGAACGTCGAACTCATTCTCCTCGTAGAGCGTGGACTTATTCGCGCCAGCTGGATCGCCAACGATAGCGATAGGGCGTCCTAAATATCGCTCTGAGTATATAGCTGGACGCAGCCCCATTTTAATGTGCTGCTCTAAGCCGATGTCTTCAGCGATAACTTCCTCAAGAACGAGGAGCCTGCCCTTGTGATCGAGCTGTGTAATTATAGAGCAAGGGTCGCGGCCAAAGTCTTGACCGACGATAATTAGTTTGGATGAGACGGGTTCGACGTTATCAACGACGTGAAATGAGCGTTTAAAACTGGCTTTAAACACCGCCGTGCCGGATGGATCGTTGCCGTATTGAGCTTCGACATATCGTCGCACCCAGTCTTCATTATTACCTTGCGATAGTCGCTCGTAGTATTTGCGTCCCTGCGCGCGTCGATCTGGATGACCGAGCGGTAATTCTATTGTTTGCTTATTTTGTTCGAGCCAGTCTAGGTTCTCAGCTTCTGGCGATAGGCCAGATGGTTGGATAAATATTTGCCAGTTCGGTGGTGGCGACACCATAAAAGTATGCCAGTCGCTGCCCTCTGTCGGCATGTTCGTATCAGCAATAATCCCGCGCCAAGAACATATCCCCAGATTTCCGTAAGGATAACGACCGCAACGGCCAGAGAGTGCTGAAACCAGTCCGCAGTCCATCTCAATTGCTTCTGACATCCATGCGCCAGTGAGCTGAGATGAGAGAAGACGTTGCTGATCTTCAGGATTTTCTAACGGAATTAAAATCCATTCTGAGCGTACGTCGCCTGCTGTAATATATATGGTATTTTCTGACACTTTATATTCGCTGACATCTTTAAGCCACGAGCGAATATCTTTCAGAACTGTTTGTTTTAGCTGAGAGAGCGTCTGTCGGACGATAGCAAAACGTGTATAACGAAGCCCATCCGTGCCTGGGTCTTGCGTGCAGGCTTTAACAAACAACTCAAAGATACAAGAAACAGTTTTACCCGAACCAACTGGGCCAGCAATCAGACGACCAAAGCTCTCGCTTTTCATCATACGCGCCCCTGTAGGCGGGGCTGTATAATTTAACTCAGGCATTATCGAACTCAGCTTCGTTGTGTTCGATAATTTTTGTGGGGATTGTTTTTTCGATCTCTAATTTTTTATCTTCCCCCAAATTAATTGTTATCTTTAAAGTTTCTCCGCTCACGCCTGATTTGTCTGTGCGTTCGCCTACTCTACCAAGGCGTCCTAACGCTTTAAACGCCTCAACTTTTGCGGAGCCTGGAGCGTCTTTATCATGAATAAATGCGTAGATTGCGGGGATCGCTTCTTCTGTTGCGCGTGCTGCTTTTAATTCTGCGCGTGCAGGAGTGTTATGTGCAGCTGCCCATTCAGCGCGAGCTGTTGTTAGGTATTGCGAATAACTCGCATGTCGCGTAATCTTATCTGCTTCTTTGAGTGACAGACCGAACGATTTGCAGATATTATCGTAGGTATCGACCTCAGTAGCGACTTGATACGCGAACTCGCGTACGAGCTTATCGGTGTCCTTGGGAGCGGTTGCCGAGGGCATGATGTCCTGTTTGTTGAATTTTCGGCTTTTACCTGCTTAGGTAATGTAGTATAAAAATAAACATGATGCAAGGCGCAATCCCTGGCGGCAATATCTTACGCGTTGTAACTAACGCGACTATGGACGCTGCAGAGCGAGCAAAGAACGACGCGCGAGCGGCGGCTCAAACAACTGAAGACCAATATAGTGAGTTGTGTGGGTTCATTAGATCCCAATACGACATCATGCGTCTTCATCGTGACAACCCGCAATCTGGCTGGGCCAATCGGCTTCTTCAGTCCATGCGTTGCTTCAATGGGCAGTACTCGCCTGAGCAGCTGGATATGATCCAGAAGTTCGGCGGCTCAACTGTTTATGCGCGCATTGTTGCAGTTAAAGCGCGCGGCGCATCTTCACTTTTAAGAGATGTTTATCTGGGCACAGATCGTTCGTGGGCGCTGTCGCCTAATCCTGACCCGGATGTACCAGAGCAGATCCATCAGGCTATTCAGCAGCTCGTAAACGCTGAGGTGCAGAGTGCTACTCAACTTGGTCAGCCGCCAGATCCATCAAATATTCGGGATCGGATGCAACAGCTAACTGAAGCTGCGCGGCAAGCTGCGAAGAAAAAAGCGGCGCAACAAGCGGACATCGCAGAGGACAAACTCGATGAGCTTCTCTCAGAGGGCGGCTTCTATAAAGCGCTCGCTGAGTTCATCGTTGACCTGCCCCTCTTCCCATATGCAGTTATGAAAGGGCCAGTCGTTCGGATTGTGCCTGAAGTTGAGTGGCAGGGCGGACAACCTTCAACAACTAACAAGCCTAAGCTGTTTTGGCAGCGTGTTTCCCCATTCGATATTTATTGGACACCGGGCGTTTCCGATATCGAAGACGCCAGTGTGATCGAACGGTCGCGCGTAACCCGCGCGGATCTGAACGATCTTCTCGATCTGCCGGGGTATAACCATGATGCTGTTCGTGCAGTCCTTGATGAGTATGGGCGTGGTGGGCTTAACGACAATTGGGATATTGTCGATCAAGAACGCGCTGTCCATGAAAGCCGCGAAAATCCGCATATCAATCGGTCGGGATTGATATCTTGCTTAGAGTTTCAGGGAAATGTCCAAGGCAGGCTTCTGCTTGAGCAAGGACTGACTGAAGAACAGATCCCTGATCCAATACGAGATTATTTTGTGCAGGCTTGGATGATCGGCAAGCACATTATTAAGGTGCAGCTTGCCCCCTCCCCTCGCAAACGTCATCAATATTACGTTACGTCTTTCGAGAAAGTTCCTGGCACGCCTGTTGGCAATGGCTTGCCGGACATTTTAGCGGACATCCAAGACGTAAGTAACGCAACGCTTCGCGCGCTCGTCAATAATATGAGCATCGCCTCTGGGCCACAGGTCGTCGTCAACGACGATAGACTTGCCGATGATGAGGATGGTGAAGAGCTTTATCCTTGGAAGCGCTGGCATATGACCAGTGATCCTATGGGTAATAATGGCGCACCGCCTGTTAGTTTCTTCCAGCCAAGCTCCAATGCTCAGGAGTTGATGGCGATCTACACTAACCTCATTAATATGGCAGATGAGCTTAGCGCCGTGCCACGGTATATGACCGGCGGTTCGGCTGGATCAGTTGGACGCACAGCCAGTGGCCTGTCGATGCTTATGAGCAATGCCTCTAAGATCCTCCAGACAGTTGCTGCTAATATTGACCGCGATATTTTCGACCCACTACTCAGTGGCCTCTATGATATGGTGATGCTGACGGATACGAGCGGCTTGCTTACGGGCGAGGAGGAAATCCGCGTTCTCGGCGTTAACGTCGCTATTCAGAAAGAAACGCAGCGTTCTCGTCAGCTTGAGTTCCTTCAAGCGACAGCCAACCCAATCGACATGCAGATCATTGGGCCTAAAGGTCGCGCTGCAGTCCTTCGTCCAGTATCTGAGAGCCTTGGGCTTCCCGGTGTTGAGATCGTTCCATCTGACGATGAGCTAGCTCAGCAGCAAGCTCAAGCAGCTGCTCTTGCTCAGGCGCAGGGTCAGCCGGGACATTCTCAAGGCAGCGATCAAGCGCAGCAAGCTCAGGGCCAAGGTGCGACGGGCGATAGATCTAACGTCACGAAAGATATTGGCCCACGAACAAGAATTGCAGGAGGCCCGTAATGGCAGGCACAAGTCCAAAAGCAAGAAGTCAAGGCGCATCGCCACAAACTATGTCTGGATATGATATATCTAATTATGGTGAGGCCGAGGCTGCTTCCAAAATTCGTAAGGCTTTAGATCAAGAAAGAGCCGCCGATAAGGATTTGGGAATATCTTATAGAGATAAGCCATATGTCAGTGGTACTTTTGGAGAAACTCCAAAAACTGATACTAAAGAAGGCACCACCCCTAGCTACTCAAAAGGTGGCATCATAAAACGGCAGAAGCATAAGTATAGCAAATATTGATCATATATGTTACCTATGCAGGTAACACATTCAGGAGCAGGACTATGGCGAAGGTTACAAGCGGCGCACATGAAAAAGGTTTTGAGTTTGCCAAAGGCGGCACGACTAAAATGTTTGGTCGTCAGTTCGCTAATGAGCAAGACCCAGGCTTAACGTCTCACGAGACAAAGAATGGCGAACAGAAATTTGCTGAAGGCGGCAAAGGTAAAATGTTCGGCATTGGTCACGCAAACACAGCTGAAGCTGGCGTTACTGCTAAGAAAAGCCAGTAAGGAGTATAACAATGCAATATTTTGTAGATGTTGAAAACCAGGAAATTACTCCTGCACTTAATCAACTTGTTGATGCTGCAAACGCAGCGATGTCGTGTGAGTATGCTGCTATTTCTACAGCGTCCCCAGTTACACTGACTGGTGCGCAAGTAGCAGGAACGAGCTTTGCGGTTGTGAATATGACGACTGCGCTTGCTGCTGCTGGCACATTGAATACCCCAACCGCTGCGAATTGGATCGCAGGTTGGACTAATGGTCAGGTCGGTCAGACCGCTCGTATTCGCATTATTAACAGCTCATCCGGCAATTATGCTTGGACACTTACGGCTGCGACAGGCGTTACGATCACTGGTACAGCGACAATCGCACAGAACACATGGCGTGAGTTTATTGTTACATACGCCACAGCAACAACAATTACCCTGCAAAATATCGGAACGGGTACTTTCTCGTAAGGAGAGCGTTATGGTTGCTCCTACACCAAATAAAGCTGCGAAAGTTGTCAAAGAGGAGCATCTCAACTCCCTTTATGAGACGACCTCAATTACGGGCGGTGGTGAGTTTCAGCGCCGCTTTAGAAACGACTATTCTAAAAAGAGCCATGCTGACTACGAAGCGTCGGTAAAGGAATCTTACGCAATGTTGCCAGCTGTATCTGTTCCCAGAATACTGGGTGGCGTCCGTGAAAGCTAAGATGGCAAACACGAAAAAGACGGGCTCTTATAAGGGTAAAAGCAACGAGCTTGGCTATGGTGGCCGGGCTCAGCAGCTGAAGGATAAGGGTGTTCCAGGCGGCGTCATCGGCGCGATTGCGCGTCGTAAAGGTGCTGCTCCAGGTGGCCCGAATTATCACGGCGGCAAAGCAAAAGGCTATTGCATGGGTGGCACCGTCACCCGTGGCGACTACTCTAAATAAGATTACCAAATACAACTAAGAGTGAGGTTGTAATGGCTAAGACACC